CTTTAAGACCCTGAGACAGTCTTTTGAAAGCCTCAAAAGCACCAACAAAGTTGCCCTGAGCGTCTTGAAGCTCAACGCCCATATCTCTAAGCTGAGTTATGGTTTCGGGTCTTTGAATTCTTGTAAAAATTGTACGCAGACCAGTAGCAATAGTTTCTGCGCTTTCACGAGTTGTGGCACGAACACTTGTGAATAGCGCAATAAGCTCGTTTACTTCTCCACCGGCAGCCGCAAACACACCACCAGTACGTCGAATAGCAGTAATAAGGTCTCCCGACTCAACCGCAAAATTCTTAGAAACAGCACTAATAGCAGAAAGAGACTTCTCTAAGAAGGCAGCATCACTGCCAACAGACCTAGCCTCGTTTCCAAATTGTCTCAAAAGAGCAATAGCACCTTCTGTTGTGTCTTGAATACTATCAAACGTTGCACCAAGGCTTGTCTTTGCCAAAACGTCAAGAGCTTTGCGCGTGTCGTCGGCAGCAAAACCAGCCTGTGTTAATGTTCTAGCGACATTCAAAAGATCAGAAGACGACGTACCTAAAGACGTGGATAGTCTAGTCACTTCATTACTTAGCGAACTGAGCTGACTAACAGACTTCCCAGTAACCTGAGATATCTTTACAAGCTCTCTTTCAAAGGCGACAGCCTCTTTAACAGATTTTTTAAACGAGTTAGCCAAAGCGAGAAACGAGCCTGTAGCAATAGTGATAACACTAAACCTACGAGCAGACTCTTGAAGAGTTCTGTTCAATTGATTCATAGACTTGGTGGAATCACGAGCGTTCTTATTAAAAGAACTCAGGCTTCTATTTGCCTGTGCTAAATTTTTAGCATTTTGTATATTAACCTGCACTCCGATAGGCTTTAATTGCTTACGGATTTGGTTGATTACTTGATTTGTGTTTCCGGGTGCTTGTAGCTGTAATTGCGCCGTTAAGTTGAATGCCTGTGCCATCTTTTCTCCAGTGTGAAAGACAGGGGAGCAGATGCTCCCCTTATCTGATTACCCTCAAGATTATACACAATTATACGCTTTCTTGATCAGTTTTAGTCTTTCTTGTTCTCTTTTTTGTCGCCTTTGGTTTTTCTTCCTTTTCGGCAACAATCTCGATGGGATTATCTTCATCATCCAAGAATGGTTTTCTTTCAGTCATGGACTCTTTGACCCACCCATCTTCACCTTCGACAACACGCTCGCCATCTTTGTTTACGAAATAAGCGTTTTCTTGAGCCTTATAATCATCATCATTTTCATAGGCAACATAACGACCTTCTTCGTTAGTAAGTCTACCTTCTGAATCGACAGTATGACCATCTTCATTAATAAATCTAAGCTCGTCATTAACAAACTTAAACTCTTTAAGAAATTTATTTTCCTCAAGATTTTTCTCATAATTTGGGTCAAGGCCGTACATGGCGTTACCAAGCTTTTCAGCCGCAACAACAACCCAAGGTTGATTTGCAGAAGCATTGTAGTCTGCCTCATTAGCGAAATATCTTTGGCCGTTTTCTGGGTTCAAAGTACACAGCCTAACAAGCTCTTCAAATCTAGCATTATCTGCCTGACCTTCTGCTGAAGCTGCATCTAAAGAGTTTCTCTCGGCAATCAAGCCCCTAAACTCTTCTCTCTTTCCACGAAGATCCAACGCGATTTGTTTAGCGGTCGTAAGGCGGATACCACCTTTTTGTAACGACTCTTCCATCTCGTTAATTTGTTCAAGAAGATCGTCGTATTGTTTTTGCTTTGCGTCGTCCCAGAGGTTTTGATCGCGCATGTACGCCGTCAGCTTTTGACGAAGAAGCGCGCCATCATCGAGAGCCTGCTTGAAAGCTCTATTATAAACAATCTGCGACTTCTTAATTTCTTCTGCGCCGGGAGTCTTAACGCTGAACTTAACAATATCCCCATTGAGGTCTTCACCTTCAAAAACTTGTTTATCCGTCATTTTTATCTCCTTCTGGATTTTGAACAGGAAGTTTAATGTAGAATTTTTTCCTGCTTATTTCATAGTTAACAAATTCTAATTCTAAATCTCTAATTTGGGTATTACCCCTATCTAATATCTTAGCTCTTACCTCCTCAAATATGTCCTTCATGTGTTTTTGTTCTTCACTTAACTCTGTATTGTCATCACCAAACCCCCATAAAAAACCAAAATAATTCTCTATGTCAGATAATGATCCTATCATGGTTGTTTGTATTTTCTTTTTTGCCCCTTTTAATAAAGAGTCATGAGATACATCCTTCGATCTTTGATCTCTGGCTGTTTTGTACTCCAAAGAATTTTTAATAAATTTATCATATTCCATTTTATCTTCCTCTTGTTTTTTGTAATGCGGCCTGTGTACGCTGCATCGAAATATCTTGCTTAATATCTGAAAGCTGTGTATGTTTAACATGACCGCCTTCATCTATCTGAGCGCTACGATTAGCTATAATATTCTTTCCAACAACAGTATTCATGTCGTGAATCTTCTTGGCGGTGTGCTGATCTCTAGCCATCAAGAACACCTCTTGATGTTTTGAAACCTTAGAGTTGCCCATCATCTTTTCTACCTCTCTCTTATTCTTACTCTTATCATATTCTCTTTTTTGCACAATAAACCAGCCATCAAGACAGTCATCATCATTAATAACGTCTTCATTGGGGGATTCTGCGCTTTCGTGAACATTGTCGTACATAGAAGAAAACTGACAGAGGGCGATTTGATCTTTTGTTAATTCTATAGACGGCTTGTTGAATATATTGCTTTGTTTTTTACCTGCTGACCACATACCCCTAAATGGATCATTCCTAGCTATATATCTATACTCAGAGCTTTCAATAGATTTAGAGTTATAATATTCCATAATTTTAGTAAGAGGCATCGAAGAGGTGTCAACGTTTTCGCCGCTTTTGTTTTTTATTGTTTTTGATATTATCCATATAGACCTAGCAAGAGAAGCGACACCCTCGCAGGATATGTGATCTAATGAGTGAAACTTAGACTTGTATTTTCTAAAAAGAGACTCTTGTATTCTTATGCTAAGTTTTGTGCGCTTTAGGTCTGGCACATTGTAATAATTCTCATAGGCATTAACTTTTAAGTTTTCAATTTCTTCTTCTGCCTTTTTAGCCGCCTCATCATCATCGGGCGACCACATGTCATTATAGAAAAGAACTTCTTTTAATTCTTCTTTGATGTATGCGCCATCGAAATAGGCTTCATCATAAGCCTTTTTATAGACATCGTAAGATTCTTCCAGAATGTCATTTTCTGGCTCATATAAGTATAGATCAGGACCGAGAAACGGTAAACGCAACCGGCCCTGAATTATTCTATACAATATATTTTCGTAATAAATTTTATCCATCCAAAATCCCATTTATCTACTCGCTGGCGCCCGTCCAGAAGACGCCAGCTAGCGCAGATTAATTAAAAATTACGATCCACCGTTAACTGTCAACGAGTTAAAGTTGGTGTAACTGTAAGTAATGGTAGCGTTTCCACCACCAGTGTCGCCGCCAGTGTAACTAACACTTGCCAACTTGTTGTTGTCACCAAGAGCAAGAACCGTACCAGCGCTGTCAACGATGTTAATAGTTCTGTTTACAAGGTTGGGAGCGTTACCAGAGACGCTAACCAAGTCACCTTTAAGAGCCATAACTTCGATATCACAGCTAACTTCAAGAGGGAAGGTAGCGTATCTGGTGTAAGGACCGAATCTACCAAGTTCCTGAATATTTTCCTGACCAAAGTCAGCACTAACACTGATGCTCTGAATTCTAGCTCCGTCAGATTGACCGGTACTAGCGTCCGACGAGTCTCTCTGGGTATAAACCTCGGCAGGAATATCGCTGTTTACGATATCAACGTCCGACCTTCTAACAACACCGCTGACCGGAGTATCTGTTCCGAAACCGGTTGTTGGGCTTCCAAAGATGGTTAAAGCGTCAGACGCGATAACACTAGCGGTGGTACTGTCCCAGAATCTATCGTTACCAACCAAAGTAACAGATTCAGTAGCACTTCCGTCAACACTATAGTTGTAAGCGACACTACTAACGTACATACCAGAGTTGTAACACACATGTCTTGGCGCTCCGGTTGCCTGACTTTGACCGTCGTCATAGATAGCAACATAAACGTCAGAACGAACCTTAGACGCAGCAACCAAGTCGGTCTTACAAGCACCGCCAGTAGCCAAGTCGAAGATCAGTTTTTCACCGTCGATAACTTTTTCGACGGTAACTTCGATGTCCGCAACTTCTTCGATGTTTTCGTAAATTTCAATCTGACCAAGCTCAAACACCTGATCGAGAGTAAATGTACTAGACATGCCAACACTTTGCGCACCTTTTACGATGTCTGCGGTTGTTACAGCACCGGCACCACGGTCTGTAATAGCAACAGCCTGACAAGCATAAAATATTCTTTGCTGATTAGCCATTTTAATCTCCTGTAATAATCTCTGGTAAAGATCCTATCTATATACACAAAAAATCAAATTATATGGCTTTTACTTGAGTAGAACAGCGAACTGAACCAATATATAGGTCTGGAGAAAGTTGTGTTATGTCATTTGATCTGGAATTATTTATCCAGCACTTCCTCCAAAAGAAGTTATCTACCAAGTTAGGATATAAGCCACTAGGTATAGCATTTTCCCTTAATTCATTTCTATAATTAAATGGAGAAACACCAGACATACCCACCTGAGTTGGATCGTAAAGATGGATAGTTTTATCGTTCTGATAAAGAACTGTATCCATAATATTAGCACATTCCCAATGATTTTCTGTTATAACAAAAAACAAAACCTCGTTGTTGACCCACTGACCGCCACCAAGCTGATACCCCTCTAGAGTGCGGGGAGGTATAACCTCGACAGCCAAGGCGGGAAGCTGAACTCTTGATTCTCCAAGAATAGCCCAGCCACCAGAATTAGCAACATGAAACTCTGATTCATTTCTGAATGAGCGACTTTGGATTTGTCTAAACCAAGAAATCCCCTCTGCGGGAACTACCTGTAGCCACTTATGGCTATATTCTAGCTGAACATCACTAGATGTAGATATTGCATCATCAAAAACAACCCTGCCATTTGGATAATCAATATAAAAAGGATTGGTGACATTATCATTTGCATAGAATGTGCCATCAATGAAAACGCCAGAAATATCTATGGGTTGTTGGGTGGTGCCATCTATACCACTTTCCCAAACCCAATTTTGACGATAGCCCTCCCACACTTTACCGCTGGTATATCTTGGGTCATCAGATAATCTCAGCTTGTGTCTATCGCCACCATAAAGTCCTGACTGTGGAATGTTTATATTGTAGAATGATCCACGATCAACAAATCCCCAATCATAAAAATTAATAAAATTGTCAAGCAAGATATTAGATATGGTTGCATCTTGGGCGTTATTTATACTGCTTAATTTTGTGTGTGGTCCGCCTGTCATCTTGCTAGCTCCTCTCTAATTATTCTAGATATTGTTTTCTCATGAGGCGCTAAGGCTCTGGTTATGAAATTATCTTCTGGAGTACCAGAATACTGTGGGTCAACCATAAACGGACCTTTGTTTTTTGACATCTTAGCTCCGCCAGTTCTACCAAGACCGGCACCAAGAATAACACCATAGTCTGCAACAATAATGTCATTACCTCTGGTCAACAGCCAATTAAGCCAAGGCAGAGAGCTGCCGTCTTCAATTTCCTGCTGCGCTCCGGGAAGAGTCAGAAGATTCTGATAGCCCGCAGGCTGAACAAGTATCGTGATGCCGCCACTAAATTTTCCAGCAGCAGCACGTATACGACGAACTTCTACATAAACAGCATTGACTATTGCAGCTATGATTTCATCAGTAGGATCAGAAGTAAGACCAAAGTCAAGACGCAGGCTGCCAGAAGAAATCTCGCTAATTTCTGGAGCGACCGCAATAGCGCCCAACACAACATTCTTAACCCTTCTCTTGATTCTAGGAGAAGCGTTTCTAAGCGCCTTGTCTCCCTCCTTGGCTAGGAGCTTATTCATCGTGGCGCGAAGTTTTGCGTTGCTTTCGACTATTCTCATTAAGTGACCCTACTCCAAAATGTTACAACATATTTAGTATCATTCTGCTTAAAACCTTGAGGGAATGATGGGCCAGACTTTTGAAATCTAGATTCATCATATTTCTCTATACCATCATATAAAGGAATTAAGTATTTTGCCTTATTTATTTTGTCAAGATCAGCCATATATGAGATAGTTTGTATTCCTCCATCTGGAATATCAATAGCTGTATCAGTCTTGACCCAAAACTTTTTATCCCAATAAATTCTCAAAGTAATATCATCAGTGGACTCAATGGCTTTATATCCCTTGCCGCCACAATAAGGACAAGGCATCCCGCGCTCAAATGGATATGGCCCACCAGCTTTATATAAACTAATAGACCTATTTCTAGTGCCAAGAGTATCTAAATAGCAATTTGGACACTCTTCTTTTTTCTCTGGATAAACAAGACGACCCGTTCTCGTAAAGAGAAGGACCGCCTCGTTATAAGTATTGAAAACACTGGCGGGAATATTAATTGCCATTATACAATCCTGTAAGCTAGGCTACCTGCGATATTTCCTGCGGAATTAGAGAGTCTAAGGGATTCGCCAACATTCGTTCTGTACGAAGGCTCATCATCATTTACGGTAATACCACCATTTGCAGCAAAGGCATAGGGGCCAGAGAGATCATTTGATCCCGAAAGGAACTGGACAGTGCTGGCCGAGTCAACCAAAACACTGTAGTTAAGAACCTCGATCTGCCTACCGGGAACGCCGGTAACAAGAGTCAAGGTCGTGGCTCCGCCTTCGATTGGAATATAAGTAGGCTGAGTTGAATACCTATATTCTTCAGCCGGAACCGCAGTTCTGGTTAAATCAAAAGACAGAGCAGAAGACTGTCCTGTTCTGGTTGCTTGTACAGTAGCAGCGCCCTCATTGAACCCGCTGCCA